CTCAACCTCTATATTCCATATGGAGCGTAAAGGACCGATTCTTCCCGCCGTGGGGACTGATCACTATCCTCAGTTTATGTGGATAGCTCGTAAAGTTTCTGGCAACAAAGATAAGAGTTTGTCGTTATTGAGTCTTATTAAATCTATGTATAAAGTAGATGAGGGAAAACGCCAATATAGTGCGAATGTAAAATATAACCCTAATCGTTATTGCGACATTTTATCTGTTATAGGCGATACTGATGTCATGGAGAATGGATTAATTGATCTGTGCTGTGGATCAGGGTTGGACGCTGTGTACTTAGCTGAGAAGATGGAAATTCCTTTGGAGCAAGTGACTTTGGTTGATGTGCAAGACTTACGGGATCCTTCTGTATCTGAGCTCAACTTTTGTTCAATTAAAGAATCTGTGAATTCTAAAATATATAGTGAGTGTAGTTTACTTACTTGTTTTATGGGGTTACATCATATGTTCGATTATAAGAAAACTCTCAACCGCATTTTGTATACGATGGATAATGCTAATGCGACAGTAGTAATACGTGACCATGATGTTAGATCAGAGAGAGACCGTATAGCTGTGGAGTTTGAACATTTTTGTTATGCTGTGCGTGAAGGGCTAGCTCACCCTGATGATTATGCTATTTATGATTCTGGTAATAATTATAGTAGCGCCGAAGATTATGCTAGATATTTTTTAGCTCAAGGTTTTAATCTCATTTATTCGCGTACAAAGAAAGAAGGCACTTGGAGCTTCTTTTCAGTTTTTAGCCGTGCAAAACAAACTGATTTCGGTTTTGAAACTCATGATGATTTCACTGGGGTCTCTGAGCCTTTTATAACTGAGGACGGACCGAGTTCGTATCTTACTTCTACCACCAAGACCTCTAGTACCAGCCAAGATTCAAACAAAAAAGAGTGGAAAGTTAAGGAATCCAAAAAAGAAAAAGAATTTGTTAAATTTGACAAAATGGATCATAAAGAAAAGTTATCAAAATCTGAAAAGAAGCAGAGAGTTGAGAAACACCAGCATACGAAGAAAGAGAGTTTGAAAAAACAATGCAAAGTGGGCACGGCTAAGTATAATTTGAATTCGGAGTCAATTAAAATTAATCCTAACTCAAAAATTCAGTTGGTAGAAGAGAAAGTGGGTACTGTTGCTGGTTCTAATGATGATGATAATTCTGATGATGGTAATAGGACACCACCTCATAATAATGATCCACCTGATAATGATGGTAATAATAATAACTTGAATATTTCTCCACCTCTCCCCGTTATTCCGACTATGTTTATAGCTCAATGGGCTCGTAATCAACCATTAGTTTTACCTCGTAAAAAACATGTTTTAGATCATTTTACAGATGAGGGTATTGAATATATAGTTGATGCAAAAATGATCGGGTGTGGTCATCCTATATCTGCTGCTTATAGAATTTTAGCTTTAATGGGTTTTCTCCGTAGAATTGGGCGTGATCGAACTTCAATATCTATTTTGGATTATTATGGCTCTATGCGAAATAAAAATTATAATGCGAATGATGTGGGCTGTGATATCAAGTGGAATTGCGCTCCAAATGTCCCTGTTCAAGGAGATATGGCTAGAGGGTTTTTTAGAGATACCATTCAAAATAACAATGATTATTTCTTACTCCAAGACGTGTATCAACATGGATATGATTCAAGTAAAGCTGTTACCCCTGAGTTGTTGTGCAATTTATGCGATTTGGTTAATAGTGGGGAAGGCTATGGTATTATGCGTGAATTTGATGGTTATGCTGGATCAGATAGTTTGAAATATAATGAAGGTTTGTGGTATCGTTCAACTGTCGATGGTATGGTTGTTTTTAGTCCTGATCCATTTTCTAAGCCATATGCACCTCATCCTTCTCCAGATTGGATGTATAAGTATCGTAGTTATAGAGGATTAGATATAGCAGATATTGCGCATTATGGACCTTATACTTTATTCTGTTTCAGGAGAACAGCTCCCGATGCTATTGAACTTCAGATGCCTGCTAACCCTGAACCGTCAGTTGATTATGTTAATATCCAGAAATTAAATTTTGTTGGTGATTACTTAGCTAATATTCCACATTTATATCCATATTTGAAACCTTTTAAGAATGAGACTCGGTTGTTGGTATATAAACCCACTTTTAATGATAGGAATCTTTTGTACTCCATTAAAACTTTATCTGGATCATTGTATGACTCTGTTCGTACTTCCGTTTTAAATGACTTTCGAAATCAACCTTTTATGATGCAATTACAATCTCGATTTAATAATTTTTATTCTTTTTTGCTGTTCAACACTTGTGAAGGCGTGCTCATGGCTGCTAGAGAAGATCAATCTTTTGTTATGTCCAGCACTTTTAGAACCTTTGCATCATCCGAAAATCGATTAATGGCTGCTAGAACCTCAAAAGTTAATTTAGATGATTTTTCATACACAAGCGTTTTAACTAATTCTATGAAGGTGTTGTTAGTTGTTTATTTCGGGTATCGTTTAGCTAAGATAATGAACACTTTGCGATTAATGTCTACTATTAGATTGCAAGTTGGTGGTCATCTTTTCAGTAGTGACGTGAATGAGGTGAAGATGTCCGCTGAACATGCTATTGGTTGGGTTAAGAATAAAAGTCGCATTGTGTGGCGATTTAGTAACAAAATTAAAAATCAATTAATACTTAACACTCAGAATTTTGTTGTCGAAAATTTTAATACCTTATCTGAACAACCAATCGTAACCGAATCAATTTCCAATATACATTCCATTGTTAAAAGTTTTTCAGCACCGTTAGGGTGTGGCGATCCTTTTCCATTAATGGTTGATACTGCTGAGGGAATATTAGATATTACTGCGTCCGTTTTTAATACCATTTGTAGTGTGCCTGGTACTCTTAAAAATATTATCACTTTTATTCCGAATTTGGTAGATCATGGAGTGCGTCGAACTGCTTTAGCAACAATTGATAAGATGACAGCCGACCCAAATTTACCTATAGAATTTGTAGATTCTATGCGAAATACACCGTTTGTTCGTGAAGCATTAGTGAAGAATTTTAAAATGGTGATCTACCCTATTCCCGCATTTGAAGAGTTGTTACGTGAATGGTTTCCAATTTTTTCAATTTTTTACAATCATGGATATGAAAGTTATTTAAAGTATTTCTCGCATGATTATCGATATGTGTTAGTCAATTTGGTGTTTCATTCTTTTATGTTTTTCTTAAAATCAAGAGGGTGGAGTTGGTTGTCACGTACAATACTCCATTGTACTTTTAATGCTATGGGTGTTATGTATCCTAATGAATCTTCAGCCATTTGGGGCATTGATTTGCAAGCTGATAAGAGAGTTCAACACAGTTTACGTGATGATATCGGTAAGTACTTGGTTTATGGAGGTGTGATGTCTTTGTGGTATTGGCTTTTTCCTGAAACTTTATTGGAAGAAATAATTAAAGCGCGAAAAGAATACCTTGAAATTGAATTGTCAGAAGGATGTTATGAGTTACCTACTATGGCGGCTTATCCTGCTACTCTAGTGCCGGACTATAGTTATAACTTTAGAGAAGAGGTTGCGAAAACTTTGAATGTAAAATGGTGTGGTGAATCTATTGAATTGGGTGAATTTATGCAATTAGTTGAAGAATATTCCCGGTATTCTTATAAAGAGAACAAATTTATATATCCTATTATTTCCCCAATTAATTTAATGCATCGTCCATCTACAGCTCCAAGTAACTTAGTGTGTGCTTTGTTTAAACGTTCATTTAATGATCCGTATATTAACACAAATTTTAACCAACAAGTGTACGATAATAAGTGGCGAGAGTTGTATTCCGAAAGGGTAAATTTATATGATACTCCTTATGTCGAATCTTATACATTTTTGGAGGCGATTGCAAATATGGATAACGTGAAGAGAAAACGTTTAATAAAAGCTCAATTAGAAGATTTAATGAATGGTGCACAACCTGAGTATAAAAAATCAGTTTCGGTAAAGCATGATGAATTAATTGCAGTGAAATGGTCCAATGGCTTACCTACCTTTAAACCACGAGCAATTGTTCAATTTTCTCCTGATTATATAAAAGATGGGACCCAATTTTCACATACGATGACAGATGTTTTACATGACATGTATAACGTGGAAAAAATATATTATGTAAAAAATTTCTTTGGTAATACTGTTAAAGTTTCTTATGTATTTGCTTCTGGATATACTGCTGATCAGTTGAATGTTGTTATGTCAGTTGCATTGTCTGATCCTGATAGAGTTTTTTATATAGTCGCCGGTGATGATGCCTATGTTGTTTGGGGACCTCTAGGTGTATATTATGGACCGTTTGGAGAACAAGATTTTAGTATGTACGA